CCTCCACCGGAAAATTTTAAATCTCCAGTATTAATTTTTATACCATCTGAAGACTCAAAGCAACCTGATGATTGTCGATAGAGAAAATGTTTATCAGATGTCCCTTTAATCACTATACCACCATTATTTGCACTCGCATCTGCGGGTCCATTTATTGAGAAAGTACAAATACCAAAACCTGATCCACCAAAATTATTTGAAAGTGTAAGAGAAGCTAACTTACCCTCAGAATCAAAAGTTTTTGACTGAATAGTTGTTCCAGAGTCTAATGTCAGTAATCCATTTTCACTACTTACAAGAGAAAGTGTAGCACCATCAAGTAAATCTTTAGTATTACTTAACTCATCAGATGTCATCCATGTTTGATTCATATTAACAACATTAGTATTAGCAGTACCATAACCCCTAAAAGTGGTGGAGGTACTGTAACCCAATACTATTTGATTTGCCAGTGATCTGAAATAACTTGTTTGGAATTTTGCTTCCTCACCGTCAATTATAGTACTACCTCTAAAAGTTGCAATACCAGTCTGAAACAGTCTATTAGTATCGATACTAGTAATACTAATATTTCCAGAATTAACGGAGATGCCTGAGAATGTAGACATTCCCACAACTTCCAATCCACCACCAACAGTTAGATTATCTCCTATTGTAGTAACTCCAGAGATTCTAGTATCACCCAGAACATCTAACTTATATTCTGCTGTTCTACCAATACCTAGATTACCAGTGATTCTTGAATCACCAAGAACCATCAGATCATCACTAGTGGGTAAACCAGTTGCCTGATAGTATAGTATACCATGAGAAAGGAAAGATATATTAGATCCAGTATTTGAGAATCCTATCAAAGATTGACCGGCACTTAATTTAATTCCAGGTCTAGTATATGTCTGACCAGGTCCAATATCAAAACCATAATCAATATATTCAGTTGAGTCAAAATCATTTAATCCTGCATTAGAGATGCCTAACTTCACAGTAGATACATCAGGACCTAAATTAACAATTGAAATTGTAGATTCAGTTTGAGATCCTTGAGGTGCGGTATAAATTATCTGTTTAGTTGTACCAACTGAAGAAACATGATTGAGTACGCCAGACCTTACTGGATTTACTGTATCACTCTGTGTTTGCCCATAAAATAAAAAGTTTACATCTGTTTCTGTAGATTTAACTACCAATTCTTGCCCCGCACCCAAATAAATATCTTCAGTTTGAATTGTTTCTCCGTATTTAATAGATCTATTATATTCAAAATATCTTATATTATTACCATCTTTATATCCAATCTGAATTCTAGAAGGATTATAATTTTTACTATTAATAGTTATCTTACCTACAGTCAATTTTCCTGCAGGACCAGTGTAAAGGTTGAGTACCGTCCCAGGATCTGGTATAATAGAATTAAGAAGTCCAAACGCCATCCTATATCAACCGAATACAACAATTTTAAGTATTTATATGATTATTCTCACAGGTCACAAAGGTTTTATTGGTAAAAAATTTGATACTGCCTTGGTAAAATTAGGTAAAAAAGTTCTTGGAGTGGAGCAAAATGATTGCTCATACTTTCGTAACTATTTTAATAGTTGGAATGATGTTGAGATGATCATTCATCAAGGTGCAATATCATCAACAACCGAAACTAATCTAGATAAAATTTATGAATATAACATTGACTTTAGTCAATGGTTATTTACAATGGCTGCTAAGTATAATATACCTGTGAAGTATGCTTCATCAGCATCTGTGTATGGAAATCAAACAGGTATTATTAATCCTCTAAATTATTATGCACTATCCAAAGTAACTATTGATTATTGGGTAGAAGATCACATGAAGGAGTTTCCACTTATTCAAGGATTCAGGTACTTCAATGTGTATGGTGATGGTGAGAATCACAAAGCAGATCAAGCAAGCCCTGTAAGTAAGTTTACAAAGCAAATCAAAGAAACTGGTAAACTAAAACTCTTTGAAGGATCTGAAAATTATCTGAGAGATTTTATCTGTGTTGATGATATTGTAGATCTAGTATTAGGTAATGGAAAGAAATCTGGTATCTATGATTTAGGTACTAGTGCTCCTGTTAGTTTTCAATTTGTTGCAGAATGCTGCATAAAAAAATATGGCGGAGATATAGAATACATTCCATTTCCCGACCATTTAAAAGGTAAATATCAAGATTACACTTGTGCGAAAAAACTATGGGGGGACTATAAATTTAAAACTATTCCTCAGTATCTTGAATGTTAGGACGAAGTATTATATTAAATGATACTGTTTTTCTTGGGATATCTGATTTATATCTAGTTACTCCATGTAACATATATGATGGAAATAATAATACTCTACCCCTTTTGGAAAAAATATATTCCCTACACCCAGAAAAATTTAATTCTCTTAATTCTGAAGGAACTTCTTTAAATCCTTCATTGTAAAAGAAGAACATACCACCATCATCTTGATCTTGATCCGTTAGAAATAAAACTCCAGATAAAGTCATAGGAGTATGATCATGGATTTCCTGGAAAAAATTTTTCTTATAAGTATTTCTCCAGACTTCATGGCAATGTACACCAAGATTTGTTGGATCTATATTTAACTCATCAAAAAATATACTTAAAGATGGTCTTATCAAATTAAAAAAATTATCATTAAGATTTAACCTTTCCACTTCAATAAGACAACCATCAGTCCAAGTAAATTCTTGCTCATCCATAAGATTTGCATTCTCCACCGCATCCAATAATTCCTCCACGTTAGGTGGATCAATTATTGAATAATAATTGTGGGTCAGTGTTTGAAGCATTAATCTCCTTTAATTACTCTATAACTATCTTCATCAAAATGCTGAGTTGAAAATTCAAACAATTCGGCATTTTCCAAAGCAACCATTTGATGCCTTAATCCAATTGGAACATGAAACTTTTCACCTGGAGTGAGGACGATAAGTTCTGCTTTTGCCAAATCATCATCATAACCATAGTACAATGAGATGAGACCACTCTGTAAATAGAAGGTCTCATCTTTTACTTTATGATAATGCCAAGAACATCTTTTATTTTTTTCAATGAACAAAAGTTTTCCGCAGTAAGAATCATTGTTTACAATCCACTTCTCATATCCCCAACCCTTGGGAACATATTTAATTGAAGAAGTCATCGCAGTTAATTCCTTTATCGTCGATGAATAGATCGGCGTGTGGTTTACCAAGAATTAATTCATGGTATTTACACCCCCAAGTATTTAACTGTTCTGTAGTTAAATCCTTCATTAATACAGTTGCTTTAGATGCTGCATCAGGATCACCTGCAAATCTACCCATCGCTCTCGCAGTGAAGTAGATTATGTAATGACCCTCATCATACATTTTATTCACTCTTTCTATTCTATCATACCAAGGTTGTGCTTCATGATAGTTCCTCCCTACAGTTGGACTACAAATTGTTCCATCAATGTCTATGCAATATCTCATCTATATCATCCTCAGTTAAAATATAAGTTCCAGGTTGTTGAACTGCTTTAGCAGCAGCTCTATTACCAAGCATTAAAGAATACTCAATATCTCCACAAGTTATGTATCCATATACAAGAGCAGACAAAAATGTATCTCCTGCACCTACGACATCATAAACATTTACTTTTTCTGCAGGATATAGAGTTTGTTTATAAACACAACCTTCAGATCCCTTAGTAACAATTAAGTTATCAATATGACAATCCTCTCTCAGATTTTCATATTCTAAATCGTTAATTTTAACAAAACAATTTTCTTTATTAGGAAGAATCGTTTTTTTACTATCAATAAAAACAGGACAAGAAGAACTTTCTACAATTTCATCAATCTTATCATAGGTCAGATAACCTTTATTATAATCAGAAATTACAACAGCATCAAAACTACTAGTAGACACAGGAACAAGAAGAGGTTTTACCTTTTCTTCATTATCCATTCTTAAAATTTGTTGATTTGATTTTTCATCAATGAATCTAGTTTTAACTATGCTTTCAGAGTTAGTTAAAAAAGTTACATCAATACCAAATGCTTGAAGATTTAAACAAACGTTACCTGCCATTCCAGGTTTAGTTTTTATCTTTGCATACTTTAAAACTGGAACAGGTGCTTCTGGACTAATACGCTCACACCTGCCATAAATGTATTCATCTTCACAACTATCACCGAGTAGAAGAACTTTCATTTATTTTCTCAATAATTTTAGTACTGGAGTATCCACCATACCTTGGAAGGAATCTAACTTCTTTAGCATACTCTCTACCAACAACATCACCATTTTCCCAATCACTTCCCAATAATATAATATCAGGAGAATATAATTTAATTAAGTCTTCAAGATGCTTTCTATCATTGAAAAACAATACATCATCAATATACTTAATTGCAGAGAGCATCGCTAACCTTGAGCACAAATCATTCATAGGGCGATGCTCACCTTTATCCTTTCGGATTTTTTCATCACTATCCGTAGCTACAATCAACTTATCGCCCAGATTTTTAGCAGTTTTAAATAACTCTATATGACCTGGGTGAAGTATATCAAACGTTCCATTACACCAAATTAGTTTATTGTTGATGCAATTTCCCATGGTTCGTAATCCGTTTGAGTTGTTTCTACATAGACAAGTTTTTGTATCTCTGGGAGATACATATAATTCAATTCACTATTACTCAAAGTAAGGATAGCATCTTCAATAGTTTCAACCAGAGGATCTCCACCAAGGTTAAATGAAGTATTGAATAAGATAGGAGTATCTGAGAGTTTTTCAAATGCACTGATCAATTTATAATAATGATCATTCTGTTCCTCTGTAACTGTTTGAATCCTACAAGTACCATCAACATGGATAACAGAAGGGATTTTCTCTTCAACGCCAGGTAAACAATCTACAGCATACATCATATGTGGAGATTCATCCATGCCCGCAAGATCAAACCAGTCTTTTGCCTTTTCAGCAAGAACAGAACAAGCAAACGGACGGAAAAATTCACGACGCTTTACTTTGTTCACAATGTCCTTACCATCTTTGATAGTAGGATCAAAAAGAATAGATCTGTTGCCAAGTGCGCGAGGACCTCCTTCAGATTTTCCTTGGAAGATAGTTACAATATTCCCATCACGAATTAGTTTTGCAACATCAGCATAAGAGGTATCAGTTACTGTAGCTAAATCTTCAGGAATATCATCTAGGTATGTTTGAGGATCACATTTTGGACCATAATATAGATCTTTAGGAGGATGAATGTTGGGTAAATCTCTAAACTTTTTCTTCGTTCTATTGTAGTAAAGATGATAAGCACCTCCTATAGATGTTCCTCCATCGTGAGAGATAGGTTCAACATAGATATTGAGTTCAGGGAACCTCTTCTTAAATTTATAATTTGCTACACAATTCAATCCATATCCACCAGATATACAAATATTTGTTTTACCTGTTTTTGTGGCAGCTAGTTGAATAAGTCTACAAACTTGTTCTTCACTCTCCCTTTGAATTGCATATGCTAAATCTTTTTGAACCTGAGTGTATTCACCAGTCTTGTGTTCTCGCGCATCATCACTAAGAATTTTATATCTAGAAACATTAATAGTAGATCCATTAGGATAGTCTGGTATAAAAAGATCTCTATTGCCATATCCACCAGGGAACATCTCAGGAATCTGCGGATTCTCTTTCCCATAAGGAGAAAGACCCATGGTTTTTCCAGCATCAATTGAAGAGAATCCACAATATCTAGTTACTGATTCGTATTCTTTAACAATACCGGGATACTCAGTGACAAGGTCATTTCCACTGACCATAACTCCAATTGGTGATTTAGTTCCTAGATGCCTAAAAGCAGTTTTAACTCTTAATGGTTTTTTGGCTTCAAAAATTGATTCAAATTCAAAAACAGTATCTTCAATACCTTCACCTTTTAAGAAAGATCCTGCACCATCAACTACAACACAGGCGGCATCATCAAATCCAGAATTAACAAATGCACATTCTGCATGTAATTGATGATGGATAGTATCAATGAATGTAGTATGAAATTTAAATTTTTTCTTCGTGAACTTTCTCACAAAATTTAAATAAATGTCTTCACCAGTCCAATCGGCTTGTGCTCCCTGGCGGTGAGTATGACAAACGACTAGATCATCAATATGATCTACGTAATCAAACACTTTAGCCAAACCCATAAAGGGAGTTCCGTCCCTCTTTAATCTAGAAAGTCTCTCTTCTTCAAGATAAAAAACAATTTCTCCATTGACAAGGAGAGTGGTGCTCGCATTATGTCCACGAGCTACAGATACAATAATACTCATTACTATAAACCTCAGGAAATTACTTTTTCAACTTCAGTAGTTTGTTCTTTTGTTTTACTCACTTCTAATTCCATTATTTCATCAATTGGTTTTTTCTTTGCAGTTTTTTCTTTTTTAAATGAACCAGGAGTTGCTGGCTTAAAGTTTACTAGTGGAGCAGATGAAGGTCCACCTTTTGAAGAAGGTTTAATACCATTCAATTTAGACCCACTAAAACTTTTAGATGGTTTTAGTTTTTTATCAATCGTCTTAATAATCTCATCAATCTGTTTTTCTTCCATCACCATAAGACTTTCGTTATTTCGATCACAGTCTATATTAAAAGTAATTCTAATAGGACTATACTTCCTCTTACCTTTACCATTATCAATAATATTAAAGTTACTAGACTGTGGATATGAAATATTTTCGGGGAAAGTTGATCCAATAACAACACAAGCTGGTGTATTAACAGCATGTGCAAAGTGCTGTCCTACACTATCACATCCTAGGAAATAATCAGCACCATTGATAACACCAGCCCATCCATTTAAACCAATTTCTTTTGGTCTAGCAACACCCATTTGCGTCCAACCAGGGATGTCAATATCTGACATCAAGATAACTCCATATTTTTCTTTCAGTCTTTCAATTATTTGAATCACGTTAGAAACTTCAAAACTTCTACCGCTAGAATCATATATGAAATTGCCAGATACTTTTGATCCTTGTCCAAAGGGTTGAAATACAATAACCTTTTCTTTTTCTAAATTTTGCCTAACTTCAGTAATAATATTATAACCAGTTATTTGATCTTCTTTGCTAATATCAAGTTTAATCTTTGGAAGTTCTCTAGGTTCATCAAGTTCATTAATAATAATATCAAATGCTTGAATCAAATTGCATTTTTGATTGAAGTATTGATTAACTCTATATGGTTCTGGAGATATAATCTTTTTATCTAATAATTTTTCTTCAAAGAGACCCTTATGTCCCATAGGATAAACATGTTCTCTTAGATTGGGACAACATAAGTAAAGTTCTCCCCAAGATTCCGCTACGATAATAAAATCGTCGTGGGTTTCTGCATACTTCTCTAATGCAGGGATAGAACAGAGAACTCTCCCCGCCCCTCCGTTAATGAAAAACGCTTTATTCATTCAAGTCAAACCTCAATGCCTAAAATTATACCATCGGTGATTTATTTAGTCAACCGATGGTACAGTGTTTTATTCAGTTGTGTGGTAATTACTACTTAACAGTAGGATACACGAACCATTCCAAATCTACCAGAGTCCCCATAAAGTCCAGTACCACCACCCATTGCATGAGAGTAGAAACCACCTGCACCAGGATATCTAAGATAACTACTTGTCCAGGCAGAGCACTGGCATCCACAACAGTTTCCAGAAGACCAAGAAGGATTACATCTAGTGTTGTCGTGGAAGCAGTAAATTGGAGCATGACACTCCCAACCATAGTTGTTACTATCATTACAGAGACAAGGCCACAAACCACGGATACCATAAACAACATTCTCTTCAGTTGGATTATCTATATCCGTAATAGCACCATGATATCCAGCACCTGATGCATATTTAATATGGCAACACGTATTATATCCAGTATGGCAAAGATCTCCACCAGTATTACATATGTGGAATCCATAACCTGGTTGAGCATAACCCGAGAATCTACAAGCACAATATGATCCAATATCACCATTCCATGTTGCATATGAACCACGTCCACCATCTGCGCAGAAATTACAGAAGTGGCATCCTTGAACATATGAAGGGCATCCAGACATTCTATTAGCACCAGATGTACTGTATGCATAACAGCAGTACGCACAACCAGCACATAAAGTATAAGTATGTCCTGCAGTTACTGGAATAATAACTGACATATAAGCGCCAGTATTACCAAAGTTAGTATGTCCACAGCAGCAAGGTGGTTTATTTGCACCACCACCAGCACCCCATAGTTGGAATCTAGCTTTTGTTACACCACTAGGTACAGTCCAGTTACAACTTCTACCGCAACGATAATATCCAGTATCATCACATACATTTATCTCACCAGTCCAGGTATTATTATTGTATGATCCAGTATCAATTAATGTCCAACAACACCAACAGACTTCATGCCACATACTCTTCTCTTGAGCAAGCCAGCAAGAAGCAGGAGTAATTGCAGATGGTGGTGGTGTTGGGGGAGCACACTTGTCTGTTAAACAGAACAAGCAGTGCTGCATTTCTCTAACAGTTTTTTTAAGTGCAGCTTGTTCGTTAAGCGCACTGTAGACTAATACATCCATTTACTCAATCAACCTCCAACACTTAAACCACTAATTGAAACTTTTGACAACTCAACACTAATCTCAACTGGAATTTTTGGAATAGTTCCAACTGGATCAGGAAGAGTTACAAACTTCCAAGTTTTATGCTCAGGATTATTTCCAATAAAGGTTCCAATACCTGCTATGTAATGATCTATTTTAGTATTAATAGTATCACCAAAATCATATTGATCGGCATAGGTCTTTACATAATCTCTTCTTCGCTTCGCCTCATCGACGGCGTCATTAGACATTAACTTAAGAATTTGATCAAATACCCATTTACTAGTATCAAAATCCCACCTAAGTTCATATGCATCTCTTAAGTCGGGATTGGTAATTTTCTTATAAACATCTCCATTAGATTGAACTTCGTCTTCAAGGACATAGTTCCATTGGTAATCATCATGGAAGAAATGACTTACCAGATATGCAGCAGGTAATTGTGATGGATCAGCAGCATTGATAGTTTTCGATAAAATACCTGCTTCTGGAGCAGGTTCAGATTTTACCTGAATAAATTTACCAGTGGCTGCCTCAATCCATACATCAAAGGTCTCAGGACCATTATATGTATAGCTACCACTTACATTTGTGGATATACCAGCCACATATAATTCAGTTGGGAGTAGATGAGTGAACGATGATGTAATGTTTGCCATTTTTTTGTACGACCTCTGGTTTTTACCTAGTAGTTATTTATAATCAACAGTATGATACACAAACCATACCCATTCTACCTACATCACCACATCCGCTGGTATCACCACCACAGGTAGAATATCCAACACCACCTTGACCTGGTGCCATCTGGTGGCAGTAACATGCTTGATAGCAGCATCCACTGTTTTCATTATTCACACAGTGGCAGCAGCAACTTTGAGTTCTGTATCCATAAGCACCTGGTTGATACAGACAGAATTGATCCATTCCATAATCCATTGCAAAGTAACTGTACTGCCCAGGAATATTATATACTTGATTCGGGCACTCATAAACACATCCATAACCCCTCTTACAACTTTGAGTTGCTTGACCACTAGCATCTCTTCTCCCCTGGGGATACCCTAGTCCTGGAGTTGTTTGTTCAAAGCAGTAATCCGTTCCATTATTACAAATACAAGTTGCCATGTATATGCACCAACTAAAAATGTTGGATGCATAATATTGCCTGGTTTTTGCTTCACAGAAAATATTTCCTTCACCACCTTCAGCACAGAAGTTACATAGATTACATCCTTGAACGTAACTAGAATTACCATCTACATCAAACTGTGCTCTTTCTACGTAACAGCAATATGCACAACCGGCACAGAGAGTATAGGTCCAACCCGATTGCACAGGCATAATTACAGATGAATAGGCACCTTGACCACCATTAGGTGATCCACCACAACAACAACCAGATCCAGAACCTGCACCTGCACCCCAAACTTGGAATCTTACACAATCAGTTCCGCTAGGAACAGTCCAAGTACAAGTAGCACCACATCTCCTATAAGATGTAGTATCACAAACCTTAAACCCAGTAGTCCAATTGGAACCAGATGCTGGTAACTTAGGAATCATGCACCACATACCTGCATTAGGTGATCCGGCGTTATTAAGAATACAACGCTTTCTTTCACTTAAATCAACGCCAGGAGCACACTGAAGTGGTTGTCCTAAAGTACCACCCGCATCAACGATAGCGGTTGTTAGACCAACAACTTGCTCTCTTAACTCTTGATTTATTTCCGCCAGAGCATTATATGCTAAAACGTCTGCTGCCATTTTTTTATTGCCTCAGTAGGTTATAATGGGTGTAATTTAAACTGCCTGTTCAATTCCGTAAACACTTACGGAAACATCAGCAGTATCAGCATATACAACTATTTGTTTAGATGCATTCAGTGCTAAACCAGTTCTCTCAAGAACACCACTTTTAGGGATAGATACATCATATTCAAGATATTCCGCATTATTGGGAGTACCAGTCGCAGCAACAGCAAGTCTAACTAAAGCAGCACTCGATGTTGATCTATTCAAAACATTTACATTAACAACAGAAAGAGTACTGGCAGGAACCGTATACACTGATGTATTTGTAGTTGCGGACAATGCAGATTGTCCTAAAATACCAGATGCCATTTTTTAAAGTTTCCTTTGTCTTGTATTATTTATAGTTATAATAAAATCAGCCAATCATCTGGCTAACAAAATATTCAGATGCCTGAATCTGAGTGGCATTCTCTGTTCTGAGTGTACCGATTCCAGCATTAGCATGGGATATTGCAGTACTAACACCAGCATTAGCGTGTACGGTAGCAGTTGCAATTCCCAACTGTGCAGCATTTTGTGCTGCAAGTAAAGTTGAAGCATCTTGAGACTCAACAAATTGTCTAACAGCAGCTTGAGTTGGAACTTTCTCATTGCTGTTTTGAGACATTGTTGGATCAGTAGAGAACTCATTAATTTGAGCACCCAACTGAGCACCAATAGAACCCAATCGCAATGAAGTTAGACCAGATAGATCGAATGCACTAGCGTTCAAAGTTGCAGAACCAGTTGCCTGGTTAACACGGAAGTACTTACCAACACGGAAGTTACCTTCATTATCAGTTGAAACGTAGAATACACGACCTGGGAACGATTCAGTAATTTCCTGAGTAGGAACTGGTTGATAAGTAGGTGCTGCTGGCCAGTTAGTTGTAGCAGTGCCACCAGTACCAACTTGCAAGAAGTCATGACCAGTTAGTCTTGCTTGACTGTAGATGTAGCGGATCTTAATTTCCTGCTGATCAAATGCCTTCGCTGCCTTCTCTTCAACCAAAGTAACTGTAGTAGTACCAAAAGTATCTGTAGTAATACCAGTCACCTTAACAAATTCATCATCAATCTTAAGGAAACTACCCTCAGTACCACCAAATGTTGATGAAGAAGTTGCTTTAAACTGCGTAGCAATGCCGGTAAAGTCCTTATTAACTTCAACAGCATTCAGGAAACTAGTAGTACCAATGGCAGTAATAGTTTCGCCAATAGCATAAGAGGATGCAATGCCAGCACCATCTTGTGCTCTAGCTACAACGATTGAGTTGGCAGTTGGGAAAGAACTAACCTTCATCAACTCACCAGATGGTGATAGCACATATCCACCAGGAGTAAATCCAGCAATGCTACTGACCTGAATAGTAGTTTCTGAGTTAGTAGCTGGTGTAAGGAAAGTAGCAGTGTCAGATGTAACTGGATATTTGATAAAGGTGGTATTACCACCAGTATGAGCAGCTCCAGTAGATTGTAATTGTGCTCTATCAATGACGATACTACCTCTTCCAGAAGGTCCTATCTGAGATACACCATTGATAACAAATGTGAATGGATCTGCACCAGTTATATCGGCACTATTAAATCCACCATTACCAGAACCAGTTTCAAATTCAATACTACCGTTAGTAGCTACGGGAGGATTAGTTCCAAGTCCAGAAAGAACTAGAGCAAATCCACTTTGACCTCTGTTAGCTTCTGGACCGTTTGAAGCCAGAGTTGCAGTAACACCAGTAGTTTGACCAGTGATTGTTTCACCACCAACGAATCCAGTACCAACACCAACAGGTCCTTCAGTGATTACACTGTAGTAAATTTGATTCTGAAGTGCTCCCTGAATGGTATTGATCTTACCTATAGCTTGAGAAGTAGTACCTCTAATTCTCTCACCAGGAGCGAAAGATCCACCAGCTAAAGTACTTTCATCATATTGAAGAACTAGTCCTTCGATGAAACCATCTCTGGAAACTTCAAGAGGGCTAAATCCAGAACTAACAACACCATACTTACCCCAAGAAGAGTTACCAACCAGTGATCTAAGTCTTCCACCACGGGTTGCAGCGTAACTAATATGACAGTAATATGTGAAACAAGATACAGTTTCAGCAACAGCACCATCAGTAATCCAGAAACCAATACCTTCGTCATGAATATTGGTAAAGGAGTCAAACACAATGGATTTGTTTGATGGAGTTGCAGATCCATCAACAAACTGACGGTGAATACCACCATCTACAACTGCACCAATACCTTTTACTGAAGATGAAGAACAGTTAGATACATAAGGTGATTTAATAATTCTACTTTCAGGATTTAGTGCAACGAATACACCCCTAATCTTAGCGTTGTTGGGGTCATAGTCTTGTGCTTCAAAAGTAACACTAGTTGCAGAACTAACAGTTTGTGGTTTGTCAACTTCAACGGTAGTGGTGTTCACAAATCCAGAAACCTTAGTACCAGTTGATACACCAGCACCAACAACTGTAGTTCCTACCAGATCGGGGAAGAAATCGCTACCAGTCATTACAGTTTCAGAAATAGTCACTGTTCTGGCAGTTACAATACCTGCAGGTTCAAAACCTGTCAGATTTTCCATCAAGATGTCCTTGAGCATTGAAGCATTGCTCATTAAGAACATATTAGCTTCTTCGTTTGGTCTGGTTTCTACATTAGTAATCGCAATATCACTAGCACCATTCTCCCAAGTATCATTAGTATCCCATAGACCACCAGAAATACAACGAATTTCAATAGTTTTTTCGTCGTATGAAGAGTCTAAAATAGATGCACACTTAGTTCCATCACCAGTAAAGATAGAAGAACCATAAGAAACTGAAGATGGTGCAGTAGCAAGAGTTAAATGCTGTTGATGAGCAAGACCAGACTTTGGTCTAATCTTTGTAGATCTTAAGTTATCTCCAACAATAGATACACCTTCAGGTACAACGATAGGAAGTTGCTCTAGATAAGTACCTGCTTTTACATAGATAGATGCTCTACTAGTAGTAAGTCCTACTTCTCTACAAGCATGCTTAACAGAAGCAAAAGACCTACTGATGTTTGAGCCATCATTAGTATCACTACCCTCTTCAGTTACATAGAAAACTGGATGACTTACACTATTACTCTCCCAAGTAGGTAAACCTGCAGAATTTACTGCTAAAGTTTGACCATCATTACCAATAGGTAGTCTTGCAGCACCAGTGTTATAGAACACCATGTCACCACTGGTGGTCATAACATTGTTAGCAGCACCTTCTACCAACTGACTCCAATAAGTACTATTGGTATCAGTAGAAGGATCCTGATTAAGGCTACCAGCAGTTGCAATACCAATATAACTATTACTTAATCTCTTAACAGCATCACCTAATTGATACTGAGTTGTTGAATTCCAATTACCTTTCCAATTAATACCCTTAGATACTAATGTCCAACTTGCAGTAGTTGTAGGTACAACATTAGTCGTGTTAGCAATAGCAACGTAAGTATATCCACCATATTGGACTACATCACCTTGCTTATATGCAGTGGAACTGTTCCACTCACCAACTACATTAAATCCTGTAGTTAAAATATCCCAAGTTCCTGCATTATTGTGTGGAGTTACACCAGTATTAATACTCTTAGAAATATAAGTATAACCACCATAAGCTACAACATCACCTTCTTGATATTGTGTTGATGCGTCCCAAGTATCCTCATAATTAAATGATTCAACATACTTCTCATGGTTGGCATTAACAAAAGAAACCCCAGAGGTATGACCCGTTGTTACTCTATACTGAGTATTTCCATACTTATAGATATCATTTATCTTATACCAAGTATTTGCTTGCCAGTCACCTTTACTAGCAATACCTTCAGTATGTAAGGACCAGTAGGTACTAAAATTTGTAGAATAAAAAAGATTTTCGTTGCCAGGGGAGGTATGATTAGCCTTACAGACGTAAGTATTAGCACCATACTTTACAATGTCATCAATGACAAAAGCGGTGTTAACAGTCCAGTCACCTCTCCAGTTGAATTTTAATCTACCAAGTCTAAATTCAGCCATTGCTTTTCTTTAACTCCTATTTTGGTCCTGCGGAATAATCATGATCACTAAAAGATACAGTTAGATATCCATCATCATCAATGTAGTAGGAAATTTTCCTAAAATCAAACCTGAACTGTTGGTATTTATCGTAGATATTATTTTTATATGTTTTCTCTTCAGTTGTCTCTTCAACATAATCAAGACCTTCTAAAAATTCTGGATAAGGAGTTCCATCAAGTCTATGAGAAACATCAACAACTTCAGTATCTGTGGTTTTTACTTTGGTATATCTAAGCATCCCATCATCATCTCTTCTCAGAGCATGAACGGTAAAGCTATCTTGTTGTCCAAATAAGAGTCCTCCCCCTCCCCCACTTGAAGTGCCGGATACCATACTCCCACTTAGGAACATCGTCATGTAAATAACCTCCAGTAATTGCCAGTCCAAACTAACTTAACAGCGGCACCGGCAACATCACACGCTAGAGGAGAATCGATGGTGCCTAAATGATTTTTAAACTGTTCGCTATTTTGGGTTTCAACCATAAGATTATTTATGTCCCAAGTAGATTCTGTATCATGAAATTCAATAAAATCACCAGGAGATTTAGATGCCATTAATGTGACCGTAAATCCAGTACCAACAGTGTTAGTTAAGAAAGATTTATTCTTATCAATATTATTTAAAACTATTGAAGATGATAGTAATGCGAGAGATGGGACAGTTGCTTCAGCAGTAACTTCCAAATCAGTAAGATCAACAATAACTGTAGAACCAGCACCGGTCACTACTAATCCAGAACCAACAAAATTAATGTCGGTAAAACCAACACCAATTTTATTCGTAATTACATCAGATCCTACTCGGTTATTAGTAGAACCAATACCTACACCAGCAGTAAATAATTGCCCATCTTGATATAGATCACCTTTAAAATCTAAATCACCACCAATAAAAACATCACTTTGGAAAGTTGATACACCAACAAATGTAGAAACACCCGTAATATTGAGGTTTCTACCAACAACTTCATCATAAGTAATATCACCACTAACTAATAGATTGCCAGTAACTCTTGCATCACCATGTACATCGAGTTTATACTCTGGATTGGTTGTACCAATACCCACATTTGGAGTAGAGGTAGTAGTTATACCAATCTTTCCAGTAGTATCATCTACGAATACATAATGACCAAATTGTGATAGCTCTCTATTGAATGCCATTATATTGATACTTTATTAGATATTTATGGTGTGTAATTTTGATCCACACCATCAAATGAAACTGATCCGCCGATCATCATAGCAGAGGATGAAAATAAATGCTGTTGACTTACTACTGACATATCAAGTTATATTACCAGAGACTACAAATACATCAGTACTAACACATAGAATAGACGCCCTTCCATATACAGCAAGAGTGCATGTTCCAGTTCCAGTAGTGCCTGCTTTTCTTAAAGTAGTTCCACTAGCAACGATTGACATTGTGCTAGAACTATTGTTAAAGATGGTGACAATATCACCTACACTAAAAACACTTGAAGGAACAGTTATATTTCCAGATGAAATACTTACATGCTTACCAGTATCAGAAGCAATTAATGTATAAGATGATGTTTTAGCATTTTGTGGAATGTTTCCACCACCTCCTATAATAATTCTACCACCCATAGCAGGGTGTGATGTACACTGATAGTACAAAACATTTGGTGCCTCAAAAGGAACATCAAATATGATGTCTGTTGGTGCAGAACCATCATTATTAACTACACCAAGGTTATATTGCGTACCCGTACTACCGTTAGGTGTACTTTGGATCCTGAAAGGATGTCCTGATGATCTATTATGGAAGATATATTTTTGTCCTCTAACAAGATGTATATCTGGATCATAAAAAGAAGAAGATCCTAAACCAGGACCAGTGAAAATATAATGATTTGTATAATCGTTAGTAATATTCCAACCAGCGATTGCACCATCAAATTGATAAGCAGTACATGTTCCGCCAATAGAAATGTCAGTACTGATGGCAACATTTACAGCGTTTACATTTAAATTATTAGGACTATGAATAGTTGGAGTACCCGAAGGTCCAACTAATCTCAATCCTTTTACACCAAAATCTTTATCAGCCATCTAATCAAGTACTTTTTTTATATTTATCAAACATCACCAGTATTGGTAGATGGGAAAGATCTATTTGGACCCCAAATAATTCTTACACCACCACTAGCACCAGCAGATCCAGCAGTTACGTTACCATTACTAAACTGCAATCCAGAACGTCCTCCTCCACCAAAATCTCCAGCAGTTGAACCACCAGATCCATAATCACCATCAGTACCGCCAGATCCACCTTTACCAGCACGATTGATACTTGTTGATCCATCATTTGAATCAAAAGAACCAGATGCACCACTAGTTCCCTCACCTAGTAGACCGACTCCACCACCACTTCCACCATAAAGACTAGAATCTCGATTACCCGTAGATCCACCGCCACCTGCACCACCAGAACCATCAGTTGCAAGAGTTGAATTTATATTATCCTGTCCATCTCCACCATTTCCAGAATATCCACCGGCACCACCTCCACCTGCTGTGTTGTATGAATCTCTTCCACCCTTTCCACCATTACCACCACCATCACCAATATAAGTACCACCAATACCCTGACCATTACTAGTTTCTGTTCCATAAACTATTTCAACAGTGGAAATATAAGCAGTGTTATTTGAATTACTACCATTACCACCATCAGAGACACTAGTAACAAGAACTTCAGCAGGACTTCTTGAATCTACCGATGGACTTGGAAGTCCTCCACTATAAGTAGATCCTCCTCCACCACCGCCACCGAAATATCCACCATAATCCCAGTTGCTATCCCAACCGCCGCCGCCACCGCCGCCGCTAAAATATCCAGAACCACCATTACCACCATCTCCATCAATACCACCAGGACCATTTCCACCAACAAAATGTGTACCACTTCCAGCAGAACCACTCATTAGATCCCCACCATTTACACCACCTACACCATCACTACCACTCATGTATCCACTAGTCGTTCCACCTGTACCACCACCAGAACCATTCAAACTTTCCCCACTATTACCAGAATTAGATCCAGCGGCACCACCATATCTATCTCTAGGTCTAGACGGGTGTCCACCACCCCATCCACCAAGATCATCTCTAGGAGTACCCTTATCACCACCAGCAGCAGCACACATAACACAATGCGATCTTTGAAATGACGATGGTTCATGATATATCGCAGCATTCCCTCGATCTAGACGACATTTTATTTTCATCCCATCTTTTATTCTGACAGTTCCTGCAACATAAGCACCATTACCACCATATGAGGCATTATCTCCTTTGGTTCCATCAAGTCTGTAATATACATTGAAATCTCCACCTTCAGCATGAACCTCAGAGTTACCTTGTAAGTTAAGATTTGATGAACTGCTATCTCGATAACTTATATTTGTTTTATTACCACCAGTTAGATAATACATATTTCGCTTGTGCCAAGCCTTTCCACCTTTACCATTGACAGTAGTCTCACTCAAAAACCAAGAATCACCACCATCACCTGCATCTTCCGGTATTAGACCTGATGATCCTCCAGTTCCACCATATCCAACGACAACAGTATATGATTGTCCTTCCGTTACTGATATGTTATTAACATATCCTAGTCCACCACCTCCACCAGCACCATGAGTTCTTTGAGCAGTTTCATACCATCCATTATCACCACCGGCACCACCACCAACACAAACAACAGAAACTGAAGAAACTCCTTCGGGAGCAGTCCAACTGTATGTTCCAGGACTTGTATATGATTGTTGTCCCTCAGCATATTGAGAAGTGTCGTTAATTGTTATACTACTACTAGTTGCAACATTTACAGTTCTAGCAGAATCACTATAAAGTTTTACCTGAAAAGTTTCTGGTCCTTCCACAGTATAATCATTTATCGTAGTTAAATTTATTGTCGCAGTGTTTGCTGTCATAGACAAACTACCAGATGTTGAAACAATATCTGCTGTCATGCCAGAAGGAAGTAAATCCCAATAAACAATATCACCATCATAGAGACTAGTAGTAACTACAGTACAAATACCAGTGGATCCCTCATCAATTGAAACAGGAACTTGCACAGAATAAGTTGGCGTTAATGAATCATCTGCGATTTGTATTGGATCACTTGTAGTAACAATAGCACCCGATGCAGAGGGATATCTGATATTTACTCTAAAACTTTCAACACCTTCGGTTAAATAATCAATTCTTGGTCCAACACTAAAAGTTCCTATGCCAGCACCAAGAGTAAACGAACCAGATTGTTGACTTACATCAAAGTCACTAGGATTAGTTACATCCCAATAAAATACAGCTCCTGGATTTACATCTGTTGTTACTACAGTACAAATACCCGTGCTTCCCTCACCTATAGATGTGGGAATAGCAGAAAAAATATATGTTGGTTCCGGAGGTTGCTGTTCACGTATTGAAGTTACAATTCCAGCAGCGTCGTAAAGAAGATTAAATGTAATACTTTCTCCATCAATAATTTCAACATAACTAGTAATCAAACCAACATTATTATATTTTACGTCTTCATACTTATTTTCACCTAAAGTAATTTCTGTGACGTTGTTATTGGAATCTGTAGTAATTCCAGTGGCACTTTCATATTCAGCCGTCTTAAGTATATTGGCAGAACCATCACCATCAAATCTATCGTGACTTAAACCTATAAATCTACCCATTAAATATCACCTGCATTTGAGGGGAAGGAGCGTCCAGAGCCCCAAATAATTCTAACAGCACCTTTACCAGGACCTCCACTGAAGCCACCTGATGTATCATTTGATCCTCCACCGCCACCGCCATAGTTGCCGCCAGCACCTCCGGCGTGTGCACCGGATTGAGTTCCATTTGCACCGCCAGATCCACCGTAACCGCCATCACCACCATAACTGCTACTAGGGGCACCAGCACCAGAACTACCTTGCCCTAAAAGACCAACTCCACCACCACCGCCGCCTTTACGTTTGCCATCATTAGAGTCAGTGCTAGAGTGACCAGCGCCACCTCCACCGCCACCGCCAGATCCAGAATTACCACTTACAGTGTTAGAAGATCCACCATTGCCAGAATATCCGCCAGCACCTCCGCCGCCGCCTCCCCATGCATTTGAACTACTACCATTTCCACCACTACCACCGCCATCACCAACATAACTACCGCCAGCTGTATTATTAGTACCTAAAGAACTAGTGGCAGTGTTACCACCATATCCAGCTACTGTACCAGTGCTTATAAAATAAGAATTTCCTCCATTTGCACTGTCCGATCCACGCGCACCAACGACTACAGTATATGATTGACCTGCTGTTACAGATATATTATTCTTCCATCCGAGACCGCCTCCGCCGCCTCCGCCGCCACCACCTTTACCACCACCACCAACACAGACAACACATACTGATGTTACACCTGCAGGACATATCCAACTATAGGTTCCAGCATTTTGATATACAACTTGTGGAGAGAAAGAAGTATCATTAATAGTAATAGTGCTAGCTATAGCTACTTGATTTGTTCTAGCAGAATCTGTAAATAATCTAACTTGAAATGTTTCCGTCCCCTCGGAAGAAGAGTTATCATTCGCTGTACTAATTTGAACTAAAGAGGTATTATTATTTACTGTGATTGAATCTTGATATACTGCAAAGTCACTAGAATTTACACCAGAACCTCCTAATATATCCCAATATAATGTTGTACCATCAGGAGTATTCAGAGTAGTAACTGTAAGATTAATCGTTTGTCCTTCATTCATGGATGAAGGAACATTAGAAAAAGCGTAAGCTAGTGTCTGAGATGAATCATTAATTGTTATACTACTACTAGTTGCAACGTTCACCGTTCTAGCAGCATCAGTATAAAGTTTTAACTGAAAAGTTTCTGGTCCTTCAGTTGTTTGATCCGCATCAGGAGTTACGTATATATCTGCACTATTTGAATTAACTGTAACTGATCCATCAGAAGCAGTAAAATCAGTTGTTGGTATTACATCCCAGTATAAAGTAGTTCCGTCAAAAATATCTGTCGTGGTACAAGTAATAAGACCTGCACTACCTTCATCTATAGATGAGGGTGGAGTAAGGGCGAAAGTTGGAGTATTTGAAGTATCATTAATTGTTATTGGATCACTTGTAGTAACAATAGCACCTGTAGTAGATCCTGTTCTAACTCTAAATACAAATGTTTCAGGTCCTTCAGTAAGTTGATCCGCAAGAGGACCTATACTTACTGTCCCCTGTGCGTTTGAATCGAGAGAAAAGTTTCCAGAACTCGTAGTAAAATCAGCAGGGTTGGTTATATCCCAGTATAATACAGAAGAAGGATTCATACCAGTTACTTGTACTGTAACTATACCGGTAGAACCTTCACTTATAGATGTAGGTATACCAACAAACGTATAAGTTGGAATTGGTGGAACAAATTCTTGTATTGAAGTTACAATTCCAGCAGCATCGTAAAGAAGATTATACGTAATACTGTTCCCACCAATATTTTCAACGTAACTCGTTATGAGTCCTACGTTATTATATTTTACGTCTTCATACTTATTTTCACCTAAAGTAATCTCAGTGACATTATTATCAGAATCTGTAGTAATACCCGCCACACTTTCATACTCAGTCGTCCTGAGTATATTGGAAGATCCGCCACTTCCTTTATTGTGCCTATTATGCGTTAGCCCTACAAATCTTCCCATGTCTGCATAAAATTTTCAATAGTATTTAGATTCTTATGGATGGGGCGAATCTCTCTCAACAATAGTTGATATCAAGTTAGTATCTGCTTCATAAGACAATACCCATCCTTTAGTATTAGTACCAATAACTTCATTGTATCCAGTAATCAATCCAACATTATTATACTGAACACTAGAATATGAATTCTCACCAAGAGTCACAGCAGTAACATTGTTACTTGAGTCTGTTGTAATACCGGTTGCTTTAGAGAAAGGAGAAGTTTGTACAATAGTTCCACTACCACCGCCACCGCCAGTAGCACGATCTCCTCCTACACCTACGAATCTTCCCATTTTTTTTAATGATTGTCTAGTAGTTTTATTTATGAAATAATTTAGAATCCACTGAATCTAACAGTTCCATTATTTGCATATGGATTATATAGCACTCTTCGAGTTGATGATTTTAAACTATAAGTGCTTCCCCAATAATTAGAATCATTTTTAGCATTACTTTGATAAGGGTCATAATAGTCAGTATCAGATAGATCAACTGATCCATGAGTCAGTAACCACTTTCTAGATTCCTCTCTAGTAGAATTTGGATGAGATTCTTTATAAAGAGCCATTACTCCACAAACTTGTGGTGTTGCCATACTAGTACCACTAATTGCATAATTTCTATGAGTGCTAGTAGTGTCTCTAGGATCAATGGTTCCAGACCCATATGGGCTTAATATATCTGACCCAGCTGCCCAAACATCAATAGCAGGTCCTCTGTTACTAAAGCTAGAGCATCTTTCCTGAGATCCAGATTGTCTGGTAGAATCCATAGCACCAACCACAATACCAGCATCAGGTAGACCCTGATGAGTTATACCTGGAGTTCCAGATCTATTGAAATGTTTATCATTGCTGGGATAGTAAAAAGTTCCATCATTAAATTCATTTTCATAATCAGCACCATTTGGAACATCTTGCTTATCATCAGAGTTTCCAGCAGCAAAACACCAAACAATATCCTTACAATCTGGATCATCAAATGCTTCATCAGCCTGTGCTTGTCCACTAGCAGTCAGACGAGCCGCAGTAAACTGTAAATAATTAGATCCAATATTTATTGTACTCATATAATGAACTGCAGGAGCATATGTTGTACTAACACTATTTTGATTAAATACATCGCCCCTCATTTGTCCACCATAAGTGGTTTTGGCAACAAATTGCCTATGCCCCCAACTACAATTAACTACTGTCGGATTTCTTCTACCAGTTTCAGGATTAATCGGTTTATTCTTATGCCAAACTTTAATATAATCAAACCCATCTGATGGCTCACTCCACCCCAAATCGGATCTATCAACACAAGCAATGCTCCAAATATTTGCTTCAAAAGCATGACCAAAAACATTACCGGCAGCAGTTCCTGCACAATGAGAACCATGATAAGAAACAAAACTACCACTGGAACTACCACCGGACCGGTGATGAAGAGCACCATAAACATTATAATTTCCTAAAGATCCAGATCCAGGAGCAGTTAATCCTTCAGTTGCCCAATTGATACCATATTCAGATTCTCCATGAATTAAAATATCTCTTACTCTTGTATATTCTTCACAAGCCAAATTATTGGGAACAGTATAAAATCCTGGTTTTAAAAACTCCGGATGATCCCATCTAACACCTGTATCCATAATAACAACATCAACATTTTTACCAGTCAATGTATATTGAGAATCTTGAACCATTTGAGTATTGGTCGAAAACTCATTGGCTCTCTTGGCGTGTCTCAAAAGACCCCATTGAGTGAAGGTTAAGAAATTCTCACTATTAATAGTTGTAGAAGTATGATCTGCAGATGAATTACCAGATCTCCTAACATTATTCATTGATATATTTGGAAATCTATCAGTAAAAATATGAGGATCAACTAATTCATCAATCTTTCTTTGTTCTAATTCATACTGATTAAACAATGAAGATCTTTCTACATGAGAAATCTTGGGATGTTGTTTTAATACTTCCGCCTCTGCTGGAGAAATTACATAAACAGATCTCTTGGGAGAGCACTTCATTTCAGAAGTACAATCAATTTTTCTATTCGGAATATTATCTATCTCATTTTCATTAATAATATAATCATGCACTTCCTTCCAGTCGGAAGCATTATGAACCATTACAAGATATGGTTGTGGTTCATCTGGAATGTCAACTAGAACTCTACCAGTATTAGGATCTAAATGTGTACTTATCATGATAGTTGTGTTCTAAAATATTTGTAGTCTATGGTTCCAGTTACTCCAGTTTCTGGCATTGCATTTAGAGTCAAATTGCCACCAAAAACGGAAGCACCAACCGACACTAGAGGATGATTATCATAAGTCACTGCAAAATTTTGAGAGTATGCAGTAGTACCATTATTTAAAATAGCAACTTTTTGAATCTGTTTTCCGAGAGTATTACTAAAATGTAAAAGATACTCAACAGCAATATTACTAATACCAAGTGTATCTATAACCTCAAGTGTACCAACACTAACAGTCCAAGATCCATTTCCAGTTGATCCACCACCACCACCACCAGCAGGACCAGGAGGACCGGGAGGACCATTAGTACCATCCGTTCCATCTGTACCAGCAGGACCGGCAGGACCAGGAGGACCGGGAGAACCGGCAGGACCGGGACCACCAGCTGCACCAGGAGGACCTGCAAGACCTGTAGGACCAGGAGCGCCTGAACCATGACTAGCATCAACCCACTGATTAGAATCACCATCAGTGTAATAAACTTTTAATATTCCACTATCACTTTCCCACCATAAATCACCATTTTCTGGAGTAGGTGAAGTTGGTGGATTATCACTAACAGTAACAGAAGCACCAGATACAGATGAAGGGTCAGCTTTCCAAGTAGTACCATCCCAAGTCCAAGTTATCCCATTAAAAGTATGGGTATCTCCATTACTAGGATTGTTGGGAAAATTTATTGCCATCGGATGTTTTTAGTTATTTATTATAGGATTAAATAATCACTGCTAGGGAACGTTAATGGCGAATCTAGAGGCAGTGGTTTCAATAGGAGCAAATTCTAATAGGTTTCCACTAGGAGAAGTAATATCAAGAGTAATAGCACCTGCTTCAAGAGCACTACTGTTATAACCAGCTTGGATCGTCTTATTCTTGACGACCCTATAAACATTGCCAGCTCCTGTGTTGAGACTCCCCTCAGTAATACTAATATAGCAAGTTTGGGTTCTATGAGAAGGCATAAGTACAGTGATTTCTACTTCTTGGCGATAAGCAGTGCTAGTCCAGTGGTGGACGTATCCCCTGGCAAATCTAATCTCATATTCCGTTGTAGCATTAT